CGGTTTGCCGAGAGTGGGAGCGGTTGCGGTAGCCTTCGCCCGTCGCGCCGCCACCATTTTTGCAGCCCACTCCGCGCGCTGTTCCGGCGTCTTGGCGGCGTTGGGGCCCTTGGAGACTTTCGCGCGCCCGCCGCGCCGTCCGAGGGCGACGGCGGCGGGGTTTTTCGGTGTGGTCATCGGGTGGCCTCTTTGGCATCCCACAGCGCTTCCCAAACCGGGATCGCCGCATCATCAATCATCTGGTCGAGTTCGTAGTGCGGTTGTTCGTCTTCCGGGAAAGCTGGCACTTCGGGGTAATTTCCGCAATAGTCTCCGCGCCCCCAATTATGCCGCTTACGGCCCTCATCCGCCGCCACGTCAAACTCATGCGCGGCCCACGTCTTGCCGATTTCCGCGCATTCAGCGGCGATTTCAGCGGGAATCATTTCAGTGCTTACTCGCATCTCTCATCTCCTCTGCGGGCTATGCCGCCCGCTGGCGTTGGGGTGGGGGTTAGGCGGCGTGTTGCTGCTTGGCTACCGCCACCGTAAAAGAGCCGCAGCAGTTGAAGCCGCGAATGCCGATCGCGTTTGCCGTTTCGTAGTGCTCGAACCAGTCACGCCCACCACCGACCAGCCAAACGCCTTCAATTCCCATCGTGTATGGCGTTTCAATCTGAATAGCATTTTGATCGACCATGCGCCATGCGCCGTCAGCGATGCGCACGCAATCGGACATGCTGTCAAATTCGGCGTTTACTTTCACGAGCAGGTTAGCTGCGTTTTTCTTGATGAAACTCTTGAAATTTGTCTTGGTCCGTCGGTTGGTGTTGTGTGCGCTGTTCATACTTTAACTATAAGCGCTTAACGTTCTAGCGTCAAGTCTTTTTTTGAAAAAAAACACCATGAAAAAACTACTACTTTTCCTTGGCGCGCTTGCCGCCTACGGCCAAACCGTGAGCCTGTCCGACACGCTCACCAACGCGGTTGGCGGGGGCTCATTCACCGGGCGCGTGACGGTAACCCTCAACGCTCCCGGCAGCGCTTCGCCGCTTTACTACTCGACCACCAGCCTGACCGGTTGGCAAGCCGTCTACTGTATCGGCGTCACGGGCGCGGATTGCACGACGACGACCAGCGCGGGCACTTTTGCGGCGACGCTGTTTGCCAACAGCACCATCACACCGGCGGGCACCAGCTACTCCGCGCGGTTCCAGCCGGCAAAGGGTGCCGCATGGTCTGAGGTGTGGACGGTCGAGGCGGCTGACACGAAGCTCTACCAGATCCGCGCCACCGCCGTACCTTCTCCAACAGTCATGTTCCAGCCGTCTCAATTGACGGCGGGCGGAGCCTCTAACGGCAACTGCCTAGTGTACGACGGCACCACCTGGGAGCCCGCGGCCTGCGCCTCTGGCGGCGGCTCTGGCACTGTCACGAGCGTGGCGGCAACCGTGCCGTCTATCCTCGCCGTGACGGGCTCGCCAATCACCTCCAGTGGTACCCTGGCGTTTTCGCTCGCAACGCAGACGGCCAACCAAGTTTTCGCCGGGCCAACCTCTGGCGGTGCCGCGACTCCGACGTTCCGCGCGCTGGCATCGGCCGACATCCCGGCCAACGCCGCAAACACAAGCGGCAATGCAGCGACAGCCACGGCGCTGGCCGCCAACGGCGCAAACTGTTCCGCGGGAAGCTTCCCGCTGGGCGTCGATGCCTCCGGGGCCTCCGAAACCTGCACAGCCCTCCCAACCACGATCAGCGGAACGGCCAATGAAATCACGGCGTCGGCGAGTACGGGCGCGGTAACGTTGTCGCTACCTTCGACGGTCAACCTCAGCTCGAAAACCCTCCGCGTTCCCAACGGCATCTTCCTTCCCGGCGCCTGCACCGTCGGCGACGCGTATATGGACACGGACGCGACGACGGGCTCGCGCTGGTACCTGTGCGAGTCCACGAATACCTGGGTGGCGCAGGGAGCGGCGTCTGGCGGGAGCGTGCTGCGCACCACCTACGCCTCGCTTCCGGCGTGCGGTGGGAGCAACACCAATTACCAATACGTGCTGACGGATTCGATTTACAGCGCGCACTGCAATGGGACTTCGTACGCTTATTGGTCTGGGCAGAAGTACATCCCAACGCTGCCCTGGTCGAACGGAACAGCCTATGGTTCTGGCGCATCTGTAACGGCGACAACTGGATCAGTTCTATACGATGGGGGATCTGCGGCTGGATCTGATGCGCTGCGGTTGTATATCAAGGCTATTCCTACCGCGCCATACACGATCATCATTGACCTGGACATCCAACTTGCATCAACGGCGTCTAATGCGTGTGGATTCTTCATAACGGAGGGTACAACAGCAGCCTCCAACAAAGCTATTGGTCTTCACTATACTAATGCGAAACTCGGAATGGCGAAGTATACTAACGCTACGACCGGGAACTCGGCTTATTTCGACTATGCAACTTCTACGCCGAGGGGCAAGATTTCCTTCAAACTGGTAGACGATAATACGAATCGAACTTGGTCCACGTCTGTTGATCGAATCAATTGGACGCAAGTAGCCCAACATACACGAACCGATTTTTTGACGGCAACGCACTATGGCTATGGCTGTAATATGGCGGGGGTAAGTGGAACCGCCGCATTAGTAGTAGAGGGCCTGTATGCGCAGTAAACGCGGCATCGCCGCCAGGAGTGAGTAATGCTACTTGCCACCGTCCTCCTCGTCTGGCTCGACGCCATCAACCCGCCTGCGACGACCTACCACGTCTACCGGGCCGCGGGTGTCTGTGCCACCACATCCCGGTTTGATCGCGTCACAGTGGACCCTGTGGCCGTCAAAACCTACCGGGATTCGCCTGGGCCGGGTAACTGGTGCTACCGCGTCACGGCCCTATCTGGCGGGCTGGAATCGCCACCATCGGCAGCGGTGGGCATGATCGTTGCGCCCATGGCTGCAACTGGGCTTACAGCCACGCCCGCCGTCGCCGCAGCATCACCGCCGTGACTGATCGTCCCCGATGGCTTCGTCGGCCGCTACGGCCGCAAAGGCGACACGTTCTATTGGCCTGAAGGGGTGCCTGATCCGACGATCACCGGCACTGGCTGGGGGCTGGTGCGGGGGTTGGAGAGAGCTCCGCCCGGAACCACATTTCACGACATCAAAGCCGCTCCTCCATAACAGGTGGGGCGGCTTTTTTGCGTCTCAAGTGCTATATAGCGGTTTGTTTGCGGCGCGTGAGGTTTAGTGTTGACCGGCGCGGCGGGCTGGGTTAAGGTTGGGTTGTGAGCAACACAGGAACCACACAAGAGCGGCGGAAAGCGGTACAAATCACGATACTGCCAAGCGTTCACAAGGACATTATTGAACGGGCCGAGGAGCGTGGACAGCACCCCGGGCGGCTGGTGGAGTGGGCGTGGGGTGTTGCAAGCAAGCGCAAACCGGAGACGGAACGCGCTAAGTAAACAGACCACGCAATGCCGACGTGGGAAAGAGAGGGAGCAAATACTATGCAAAAGATGTCAGACAGTGAACGCCTTGACGCTCGAATCAAGGCACGAAAAGCCGTCTTGGAGAACGTGGCGAGCTTCCATCGTTTTTGGCACGAAAAGAGGTATCTGGCGATGGGCGATGAGAAGCTATCACTGCCTGAGTACCTTTCCGCGTGCGTGCAGGACGTGGAAGTGTTTCTGTCGCTTGAATGGCAGCGCGATCTAGAAGCGCGCATAGAGGCATCACAGCGGCTAGAGGCCGAGTTCAATCGAGCATCGGCGATCTAGCCGTAACCACACAACACAACCGCCCATGCCGACGGGCGCACAAAAGAGAGGGAGCAACTATGACGACCTACGAGGTCAAGATGGGCGTGCCATTGCCAGGAATACGCCCGGCTAACGGAGCGCCAAAAGGTGCCTTCCGCCTAGCGTTAGAGGCCCTGCCACTGGGCGGAATGATTGAGGTGGAGGACACGGCATCCAACCGCAACCTAGCGTCAATTGTAAGGAAGAAGAGCCAACGCACGTTGACCGTGCGGAAGGTGTCAGACGGCCGACTCGGCATCTGGAGGACCGCATGAGCCTCGGAGCCACACGCTGCCCATCAAACGCCGCCGCGCTACCGCTGCCAGCCGGGGCAAAGCGCGCGGGGGAGCTGAACGACCGCTTGATGAAGCAAATGGACGCCGGTCCGGCGTATCACGACCTCTGGACGCGGGCCATTCGCGCCAACGATCGCGGCGACTTTGACGCGGTTGAGGTGCTACTTGAAGAGGCGCGCGCCATGGTTCAGGCTAACGGAGGCGCACTGTGAAGCCGAACGCCGACGAACTCAAGGCCGCTCGCTGCGGTGACTATTGGGGCGCCATGCGCTCGATGAAGCGGCGCACGGGCGCGAGCTGGCATGCGGTTATTGCCGCGCTGCTGGCGGCTGGCGGTGCGGCATGATCGGCTGGGGCGGCGGGCCGGAAGACCTGCGCATGCTGCAGCGGCGCTCGGATTGGATCGCGGCGGCGGCTGCGCTGGTGTGGGTGGTGGCTTGGGCGGTGACGCGATGAAGAAGCACAAGGAATCATTGCCGCTGATTTACCGCTTGGCGGCAGGCATGACGCAGGAAGAGTTTGCAAAAAGCCTTGGCGGGTCTATCAAGACGGTCTCGAGATGGGAGGCCGGTGAGACTCAGCCATCTCTGAAACGCGAGCGGCAACTGTACGGACATTGCGCGGCATATCACATCGTCTACACCTGCCCTATTTGCGAGGTGACGCGATGAGCGGCCAACGGCGGGCGAATTGGCGGGCGGAAGCAGAAGGAATTGGCCGCGACGTGGAAGATCGGCTGATGCGACGGATTGAAGCGCTGGAAATGCGTGTGGAGGCACTGGCGCTTGCGCAAGACGGAAAGTTACTCAGTCTTGTTGATGTGCAGTCCAATCTGCGCCGGCTACGGTTTTCGCTCCTCGGTTTAGCTATCAGCCTCTTGCTGGTGATTGTCGCGGTGGCGGTGTCCCGATGAAAGCGCTGTATGGGGTACTTGCAGCCGCGAACGCCATCTGCGTTGTACTGAACCGGCGATCTCTGGCTTGGGGGATCGCGAATAACACGCCGTGGTGGTTGAACGCCTTGGCCGCTTTTGCGCTTGCGGTCACAGCGGCGGCTACGATCCACTGCTTTAAATCGGCGGTGAAGCGATGAGCCGGCGCCGCGACGATACGCCGGAGACTCTCATGCTCGCGCTCTGGCTGTGCTTTGCGCTGGCGATTGGCTCGTGGGGTTTGGAGGTGCTGGCATGGTGAGAGACCCGAGGAAAGACCCGAGGCCGGGGGATGTCACGACGTACAGCGAACCGGGGCTGACGATTCTTTACCGCGTGACACGCCTACAGGGACGCCTGGTCTACTTTTTCGAGACGATCAATGGCGCAACCACCGAGCACGATACCTATGTAGAAGATTGGATTGTTGGCTCAGAAACTGACGAGGTGCTGCATGTCGAAAGCTGACGCCACATTCATCAACGCCCCCCGCTTCGACGCGTTGGCGGCGCATGTGCCGGACTGCGGAGCCGATGAGCTGGTGTACGAAATCGACCAGCTTATTTCCATAGCGAAGGACCGTGGACGGGTGGAAGTGGCCGCGCTGCTTAAAAAGGCGTTGGCGCAAGCGGTGAAGGAGCGCGAAGATGGGCGCGGTTAATGACCAACGGCGCGAGCTCGGAGTGCCGACAATTGGCAGTCCAGAGAACACCGCAATGATAGCGGCGGCGGCGCTTGACCAACTGATGCACGATGCGCGAAACGCCGGGCTACTAGCGCTAGTGGAAAAGCTGGACGCGGCGTTCCAGCAGGCGGTTGAAGATTGCAAGACAACAACGGAGGAATCATGTTTGAGCGAGCAGTAAAGAGGAACGCAAAACTACGGTTTGCGATTTGCGGGCCGGCGGGCGGGGGCAAGACCTATTCCCTGCTTGAATTGGCGAAGAACCTGGCTGGCGGCGGGAAGGTGGCCGTGATCGACACGGAACACGGCTCCGCCAGCAAGTACGCGGATCTGTTTGAGTTCGACGTGGTGGAGCCGTCCACATTTGACCCGCGCGAACTCGTCAAAACCCTTGACGCAGCCGTGGAGGGCGGCTATGCGGTCATCGTCGTGGATTCGCTATCCCATTACTGGATGGGCAAGGGCGGCGAACTGGACATGGTGGACGCGGCGGCGAAGCGGTCGAGCGGCGGGAATACATTTGCCGCATGGAAGAACGTCACGCCATACCATCAGGCGCTAGTGGACAAGATTCTATCCGCGAAGATTCACGTCCTCGTTTCCATGCGGACGAAAACCGAATGGGTGATAGAGGAAGTGAACGGCAAGCGGGCACCGCGCAAGGTCGGACTTGCGCCAGTCATGCGCGACGGCATTGAGTTCGAGTTTGACGTGTGCGGGGAGATCGACCAGGACAACACCCTCACGGTCACCAAGTCGCGCTGCCCGAAGTTGAGCGGCGCGGTTATCAATCGGCCTGGGGTGGAGATGGCGGAAACGCTGCGCGAGTGGCTGCAAGGGGCGCCGGACGACCGGCCTGAGCCGCCAGCGTGGGCACCGAATGAGCCGATGATTGCGGCGTTCACGGAAGCGGCCAAAGAGCTATCTGCCGATGATGTGATGGCGACATTGAACGACTTCGGCGTGGCGCGGCCGCAGGACTTCACAGAAAAAGCACAAGCAACCGCCTGCTATAAGGCGCTCATGGCGAAAGCCGGAAAGGCCCAATAAATGGCATCACGAAGCATAAACAAAGTAACCCTCATCGGGCACCTGGGAAAAGACGCGGAGGGGAAGTTCACGCCGTCCGGCGTGCATGTGGCGCGGTTTTCAGTGGCGACCAGCCGTCGGTGGAAAGACAAGGGCTCGGACGAGTGGAAAGAGGAGACGGAGTGGACGAACGTATCCCTATGGCGCTCTGAAAACCTTGTGCCGTATCTCACCAAGGGGAAGCAGGTCTACGTTGAAGGGCGTTTGCAAACTCGCAGCTATGACAAGGACGGGGAAAAGCGGTATTCGACGGAAGTGGTGGCGGACGAGGTGATTCTGCTGGGCGGCGGTGGCGAGAAGCAGGACGGAGGCGGGCTGGTGAGCCAGCCGCGCACGGCACAGCGACCGCCCATCGACAGCGGTATCTCAGACGACGACGTTCCCTTCTGATCTCCGCGGGCAACCGCCCGCGGCCTGCCGTTCCAAATCAGCGCACGATCTCGGAAATCCGCGCGGGACGGCAGACCGGGCGCGAAAAGCTCCCGGAAAAGAGGTAGTCCGTCACGAACCACTGAAAACCTGTTGGATTTGGATTCTTGAGGCGGGCCGGGGAGACACTGGCCCGCTGAAAACAAAGGAGAGTTATGCCACGCGAAACATGCCATTGCGGAGAGTGCCAACGGTGCCACCGACGCGCGTATATGGCCGCGTGGCGATGGCGGAAGATCCGCGGGCCGCTACCTGCAGCATGGGCGGCGCAAGCGCCGACGGAAGACTGGCAGTTGCAACGCTACATCTGCCCGTTGGCAGAGATGGCCAAATACGAGTTTGGCCGCAAGACGACGCGGCCGGCGGCGGAATAGGAGAGGGACATGGAAATAGCAACGATCGGACTGTTTTTGCTGGGCGGCGGCGCCTACCTGCGCTGGAAGCCAACGCGGGCGCAGGCGTGGAACTACATCGCGGCCTGGGCGGCGGCGAATCGGGACGCGGCGATAACGCGGGAAGCGAAGATGCGGGAGTATTTGGAAGCGGAGGTGAAGCGTGGAGCGTGACCCGAGGAACGACCCGAGGCCGGGGGATGTAACGAAAGAAAAGAGCATGTTTGGCGAGTCGATTATCCGAGTGACAAATCGCGACGGGGATATCGTCAGTTTCATTGTCGGCACTGGTCTAGGAATGGACATGTCTCTCTCGTGGTGGATCGAGACATCGGAGAGCGACGAGGTGCTGTATGTCGCAGGAGCGTAGCGCGGAGTGGTTGAGAGGTGCCCGCGAAGAGGTTCGCCGCCTAGAAGGGGAATGCGACGTGGTATTTCGTGGCGAGCCGCACATCACTCGCATGGCCTTGTGTGAGCGCGCGGAGGAACTGAAAACCCTTCTCGCCGAAGCCGAAGCCCGCGAGGCCAGCGTGCCCACGGCGGCGGACCTTGCTGTGGCGGACGAGCTGGACATGCTGGCCGCTCATATCCAGCAGTACATCGGACCAGACGACGCCCGCGATGACATCCGGCGTATCTGCCGCAACCGGGCTGAGGACTTGCGGCGTGGGGTGAAGCGCGGGCCGTCAGCTGCAACCGGCACGGGTACCCTCACGCTCTCCGAAACCATCGCCGGACTGCGGGAAGCCTGCGCCGGGGTGGTGGTGTCGAAGCATGAGGAGATCACGGCGGCGGAGGTGATCGCGGCGGCGGAGCGGGCGCTGCGGTGTGGGAAGTGGGAGCATTTTACTTCAGATGAGAGGGAAATGATGGCCGCCGCTTTCGCCGCAATCGCCAAATGGAAAGAGGCACACAATGCGTGAAACACTCAAAGAACTCGCCGGTGATCTGCAAATGATCCACCAATTCCTGGAACAATCGGAGGCCGTTGAGCGGCAGTTGGGTCAGTATTGGCGTGAGCATGAAGCCGAGCGCGACCAACTCCGCGCCGAGGTGGAGCGGCTGCGGGGACAATCCAAGGCGGCGCTGTTGAACGCGAAGCAGTCGCAGGACGGATGGAGCGAAGCGTTGAAGCTGCGTGACTCTGCCACCGCCAGAGCCGAAGTCGCCGAGCGGGAATGCGTGGAGTACATTGACTACCGAAACCAAGCGGTCATCAGTCGGAACGCGATGGAGCGGGAGCGAGACGAGGCCAGGGCCCACGCCGAAGACCTTTGCGGGGCGCTGAGTGACGAGCTGAGTTGGGCGCGTGCTTATGGACCATGCCAAGCCCCACACGTCAAGCGCTGCATGTGCCCGCATTGCGTGACAGAGAGGTCTAAAGCCGCCCTCGCCCGCACCCCGGCGCAGTCGCTGGGACGGATTAAGGCGGAGGCGTTGCGGGAGGAAATAACAGCGTTCGTTGCGTTATTCGGGCCTGCTGCCGGTGACGCACTAGAAGCCGAAGCCGACCGACTGGAGGCCACCGATGGACGCTAAACGGCTGGAGGAGTTGGCGCAGAAGTGCAAGGAAGCAATAGAGTCGCCTGAGTATTGGCTGGACAACTTTCTACAAACGGAGGACATCGCCGACCTAGCCCGCTGCGCTGCGGCTTGGGCGAAGGTGGAGCGGAGTATCAACCCGATGATTGAACGCCGGAACTGGCCGCAAGGGGCTAAGTGGTATTTTCGGCCAGGTGGCCGATCTACTGGTAGCGGCGACACCGCCATCGCCGCTGTCGAAGCCGCGCAGGAGGTGACTGATGCGAACAAAGGCTGAGGCGCTGGCGAAGCCGATGGCTGGGGATCGTTGGACAAACAAAAAAGGCGTAGAGCGGTACGTGACGAAAATAGAAGATGAGCGAATTGTGTTTTTCAACACGGACAGCTCGGTGTACGCGGATAGGTTCCGCCGCTGGGCCGCGAACGCCGAGTACCTAGGCGGTGCGGAATGATCCGCCGCGTCCGCATGGCCCGCAAGCGGCTGGCGATTGCGCGGGAGCAGGCGAAAGCAACTCTCCAGCGTTACTATTCACTGCCAAGCGGAGAACGGCAGCGAGTGTACTGGAAAAAAGAGCGGCGCATGAATCAGGCATGGGCTGTGGTTCGCAGGAAAGAGAGGATTGCATGAATTGGACAAGAGCGCACGACGTATGGATTGCCGAGCATTGCGAGGGACTGGAGGTATCGACCGAGTTTGCCGCGGAGCCGCACGAGATCCGTTTTAACGGGCCGTGGAAGCCCGTCGCCACCTACAACACCGACCCAGCCGCCTGCATCCGCGCGGCTGAGGCGTGGCGGAAGAAAGGCGAAGGGCGGTATTACAGCTTTAGGTCAGAGCAAAACGACGGCGGCATATTGTTCCAAGAACACGCGGTTTGCTTTTCCTCGTTTGCGAAGTTTGGCAGCGCGGACGGTCCATCCGCCCTCGCCCAAGCACTATACCGCGCCACCGGAGGGCCAGCATGAAGACCATGTGGTTTTGGAACTCGCAGGTAGGCCCATGGCGCTGCTGGGGCCTGTGGTACAAGCAGCGGTGGTTTGCGGGGCTGTCAATTGTGCGTAAAGGAGAGGAGTGGAAACTGTGATTCACGAACTGAAAACCCTACCAGAATACTGGGATGCGGTAAACAGCGGGGCGAAGCCATTCGAGGTTCGCACGAACGACCGAGATTTCAAGGTTGGCGACATCCTTCACCTGTACCGATCGGTAGATGCCGACTTCTACGGCGCGGAGTTCATGGAGTTGGCCGTAACCTACGTTCTGTCTGGTGGCAAGTTTGGCATTGAACCGGGGTACGTGGTGATGGGGCTGGGGGAGGTATGAATACCCTCCGACTAACTCGCGCCGAATCCGCCGCCTACACCAACGGCGAGCGGCGGATCTGGCGGGCGATGCGGAAGCAGCCGCGCGTCGGAATCCGTGGCGACGGCTCGATCATCCACCCGGAGTATTTGGTTTGGGAGGACAAGGGAGACATCATTCCGCTTACTCCAAGCTGCATGTACCGGATTACCCGGCGCTGTCCCTACGGCCAGCCCGGCGATTTGGTGAAGCTGTCCGGTGGCGAAGTGGTCGAGGGCGTGTTTATGATCTCCGCCATCACCGTCGAGCAGCGCGGCGGGCGCTGGGGCTGGGTTGTGGAGGTGGGGGCATGACCCGCCAACCGCCGGCCCCCGCCCGCATCGCCGAACTGGAGCGCGTCTACGCCGACGAGTACCCGACGACGCCGCGTGCGCAGCGCAAGCGCTGGGCGGTGGAAGGTGCTACATACGACGCCATCGAGCGGTACAACATCGAGCACGAAGCGGAAATAAAAGAGCAGTAACCCTGGTTTGCCGACACGGGGACGAGAGGGAGCAAGAACGGTGTGGCTACACATACCATCATCAGTTTATTCAGCGGGGCTGGAATGCTCGACGCTGCCGTGCGATGCGCAGTTCCAGTCGCTCGCACTATCTGTTTCGTGGAGAGGGAAGCTCCAGCGGCAGCAATCCTGGCGGCGCGTATGGAAGACGGCAGCTTGTGTAAGGCTCCTATCTGGTCCGACATTGGAACCTTCGACGGCCGCCCGTTGCATGGCCGAGTGGACGGAATCATTGGCGGCTTCCCATGCACCGACCTCAGTGTGGCCGGGAGACAAGTCGGGCTCGACGGAGCCGCCAGCGGACTGTATTTCGAGTACGTGCGAATCATTCGCGAAGTTCAGCCCCGATGGGTCTTTATTGAAAACGTCCCGCCAGTTCTCGCTTTTCCAACAGGAGGAACCGTACTCGGAGAACTTGCCACGCTCGGGTTCGATGCGGAATGGGGAACTATTCGAGCGTCCGATGTTGGCGCCCCGCATCGACGGGACCGGGCGTTCATCCTGGCCCACGCCCAGAAGCGAGGACTCGGAGAGTTGCGGGAACCATCCAGGGGCGGTGGATTCGCTGACGGGAGCGACGCGGCAGTGGGCTACGCCGAATTGCCGGGACGACCACAACCCGTCAACGCCGGACTCACCACGGACGCAGCGGAAGTTGGAGCAGGGCTGGACCATCGACCTGAACGAGCAGGCGGCGTGGTGGCAGACGCCAGCTACGGACAGCTTCCGATGTCGGGGCGGGGACCGGAAGAACGAGATGGGGTTGGATCAGCAGGCGCGGACATCGGATTATTTCCACCCGGCCCCGGAGACGCCGCCGCATGGCAGCGAATCCTTGCCGACTTCCCCGACCTCGCGCCGGCGGTTGAATCCGAACTTCGTGGACTGGCTGATGTCGCTGCCTCCAGGGTGGACCGACTACGCGCCGGTGGAAACGGCGTGGTGGTACTCCAGGGTGCGTATGCGTTTAGAGTCCTTGCTGAACGCGCGGGGCTGAAATTCTAACACCAGGCCAATGCCGACGGCCTGAACGAAAGGGAGCAAATGAGAAACAAACCATGGGTGCCGCACGATCCGTGCAAGCGGTGTGGTACGCCTATACCGACGCTGGCTGATAAATTCCAGCCGCGCAACAGTATCTGCAAGCCATGCGGTAACGCGCGGCAAGCGGTCAAAAGAGACGCGCTACGCGCTAAAGCCGCAGTGCCATGTACGCAGTGTCAGCGCATGATGCTCACATGGACCGAGCGCCGGCGCGGAACGTGCAAAGCGTGCCGGGCAGACAAGCGCTGTGCGTGCGGGTCCGTGCTGCTACAGAGCGATATGCGTTACGCCCGCTGTGCTCTATGCCGCAAGACAACGCGCGCTGAACGTAAGGAGATCCGCTGGTGCGGCTGTGGCGGCCAGATCGAGCAAAAGCGCCGTTACGCCAAGATGTGCGCAAAGTGCGCAACAAAGGCACGCACGGAAGCCGGGCGCAGGGGAGCCGCAACCATGCGGACGATGCTGGGCAACAGTTACCCGATGGCAACGCACGCCGTTCAGGCGCCGATGAATACGGGCGAGTATCGTCCGCCGATGACGCGGGCGGAAGCGCTGGCGCAGGATCGGGTGAACGATGACCCGGCGCGGTCGGCGTGGATTGACTCGGTGTGTGCGCGGCGGGTGGGGGTGCGGGTATGAGCGGATACCGGGCGTTTCTCGACGGCAAGCACGTGCAGCCGCAACCATCCGGGATTACCGGAGAGTTCGACCTGAACGGCAAGCTATTCGGCTTCCAGCGGCAAAGCATCACGCGGGCGTTGAACGCTGGCAAGTTCGCGCTGTTCACAGAGTGCGGGAGCGGCAAGACGGCAATGCAAGCGGAATGGGCGCGGCAGGTCTGCCAACATACTGGCGGCGACGCGCTGATTCTGGCACCACTAGCAGTGACGGCGCAAACCGTAGCAGAGGGCGCGAAGTTCGGCGTAGAAATAACGCAGTGCCGAAGCCAGAAGGACGTGCGCCGGGGCGTCAATGTCGCCAACTACGACATGCTGACGCACTTCGACGCGGGCCACTTCGACGCCGTTGTTTTGGACGAGTCGAGCATCCTCAAGAACTTCACCGGGGCCACGCGGAGGCTACTGCAAGACTCGTTTGCCAGCACGCCATACAAGCTCTGTTGCTCGGCTACTCCGTCTCCCAATGACCACATGGAGCTCGGCAACCACTCTGAGTTCCTGGACATCATGAGCGGCGGGCAAATGCTGATGCGGTGGTTTCTAAACGACACGATGAAGGCGGGCGGCTACCGGCTAAAGGGCCACGCTGAGGCTGATTACTGGCGGTGGGTGGCGTCGTGGTCGGTGTGCATGGAGAAACCGTCAGACCTTGGGTTTTCCGATGACGGATGGAATATGCCCGCGTTGAATATCCATGAGGAGATCGTCGCCGTCGATCAATCCATCAACGCCAACGGTCAACTGTTCCGGGTGGCGGACGTTTCGGCAACAGGCCTACATCGGGAGATGCGGCTTACGGCGCCGGCGAGGGCAGCGCGCGTTGCCGAGATCATCGGCGACTCGAAAGAGCCGTGGTGTATCTGGTGCAACACCAACTACGAAGCCGACGAACTTATGCGGGTGATCGACGGCGCAGTGGAAGTCCGCGGCGACGAGCGGACGGAGGCGAAGGAAGAAAAGCTACTTGGGTTCACGCACGGCGCGTTCCAGCGCATCGTCACGAAGCCATCAATCGCGGGGTTTGGCATGAACTGGCAGCACTGCAATAAGCATATCTTTTGCGGGCTGTCCTACTCCTACGAACAGTTTTATCAGGCAGTGCGTCGGTCGTGGCGCTTCGGCCAAACGCGGCCGGTTGATGCCTACATGGTCATCGCGGAAACAGAGGGCCCGGTCCTAAAGACCATTCGCGAGAAGCAGAAGAAGCATGAAGAAATGAAAGCGGCCATGGTTCATGCGATGGCGGCAATTCAAAACGGTACCGGGCGGCGTCAGCTTGCTTCAGCCGTTGGCACGAAGCAAATGAATCTTCCGAGGTGGATCTAATGAACGTGATTTTAGACGAGCGGCACGGCCGCAACTGGGCGCTCTACAACGGCGACTGCTGCGAAGTCATCAAGGGTATACCCGACGAGTCAGTAGACCTGACGGTGTTTTCTCCGCCGTTCTCCAGCCTGTACACCTACTCGGATTCCGAGGCCGATATGGGCAACTGCGCAAGCGATGAGGAGTTCTTTGCGCACTTCGGATTCCTCGCGCCGGAACTGCTTCGCGTGACGACGACGGGCCGGTTGTGTGTGATGCACGTCAAAGACCTGCCGACGTACCGGAACAGCGACGGGGCGAGCGGATTGCGGGACTTTCCAGGCCAGTGCATCGCCGCTATGGAGCGCGCCGGGTGGACGTTCCATAGCCGCGTTACGGTGTGGAAGTGCCCGGTGACGGAGCGGGAACGGACCAATAACAACGGGCTACTCCATAAAACCGTGATGCGCGACTCCTCGCAGATCCGGCAGGGCATGGCTGACTACGTGCTGGCGTTCCGCAAGACGCCGCCCGGTGACAATCTCAGCACAAAGCCAATCGAGCGGCCGAACGGGTTCGAGCGATACATCGGCGATCTGGAGCTCGACCCGCGCGAGACTGACCAACACCCGTCGAAATACGCGCGCAAGGGTCGCGACGGACGGACGAGCGTGGAGATTTGGCGGCGGTACGCGGAGCCGGTGTGGTGGGACATCGATCAGACGGACGTGCTGAACTTCCGCATCGCCCGCGACGAAAAGGACGAGAAGCATATCTGCCCGCTGCAGCTCGGGTTGATTCGCCGGTGCCTGGAACTGTGGTCCTCGCCGGGCGACGTCGTGCTATCGCCGTTCGCCGGTGTTGGCTCGGAGGGGTTTGCCGCGCTGGACGAGGGCCGCAAGTTCATTGGCATCGAACTCAAGCCGGGGTATTTTTCGACGGCCATCAAGCACCTGGAGAGCGCGGAGGCATATGCCGGCGCGCAGGGAGGGTTATTCGATGCAATCGACTGACAACCCCATAGCCACCGCCCAGCGCGAGCAGCGGGAAGCGGCGGCGCGGTACATCGCGGACGGGCACCCGATGGCGGAGCTGGGCATGGGCGACTGGTTCGCGGAGGAGTTCATTCTCACCCAGGAGGCCCAGCTATGACCCGCCAATGGACCCTAGCCAAATCCCGCACCATCGCCGAACGGGTGATGGAGTGGGAGGTATTTGAGTTTCGTGGGCGGCTGGTCCGCGTCGATGGCGGAATGGTTCCAGACTGGCCACATACTGACGCGGGCGAGGTGCTGGCGGCGATTCAGATGGACGGGTGGTGTGTTGATGGCTGGTGGACCGCGGCCAGCCATACGTTTTGCGTGCGGCTGCGGCACCCGATCACAAAGGCCGCGGCTGAGGGCAACGCGCCGGTGTGGAGCGAGGCCGTGATGCTGGCGGTTTTGGCGGCGGTGGAGGGGTGAGGCCGCCCGACGTCGAACTCGTCGTGCTTGGCGTGCCGGGGCCGCAAGGCTCGAAGCGGTACGTAGGCGGCGGGCGCATGATCGAATCGTCAAAGAAGGTTGCCCCATGGCGCGATTCCGTGGCTTGGGCTGCGCGGGAGGCGATGGCGGGCCGGCCACCGATTGACGGGCCGGTGCGGTGCCAGATGGTGTTCGTATTTCCGCGGCCGAAGTCCCGCAAGCGGACGGCGCTGCATGACCGCAAGCCGGATCTGTCCAAGCTCATCCGGTCAACAGAAGACGCGCTGACCACGGGAGGGGCCTGGGCGGACGACGCGCGGGTTGTGGAGTACGTGACCACATGCAAGCGGTACGCCGATGAGATGCCACCTGGCTCAATTACGAGCGGCGCCGCGATCCGGATATGGCGGGCCGTCCCATGACCATCCTCGAACAACTCAAACGCGCCGGCGCCGTGCTGGTGCGGGCGAAGAATCATCAGGTGTGGCGGTTGCCGAACGGGCGGCGCTACGTCATGGCACAGACGCCCAGCGATGGGCGGGCGGGTAGGAATCAGGCGGCCGTGCTCAAACGGCTGATGCGGGCGAAGTAGACGGGCCGCTATGCCGACGCGGCCGGAAAGAGGGAGCAATGATAGGGAAGAGACTGTTTGATCGCGTTATGTCTGCGGAAGAGTTTTCTCCGCTTTACACGCGAAACCCGGCGGCTAACATCACCGGAAAGGAAGTTGCTCAGATATGGAAGGGCAACATGCGAGACGCTCAAGTATTTGAGATCACGCCAACTGCTGAATATTTTTACGCAGGAACAGACCAAGAGGAGTGGGATGTATTTCATGACTTTCCTTCGCTACTGCCACCTTATGACAATCTTTGGATGGAATACACGCCTCCGCCAACAGTGAGAAGCAATGGGAATATTAAGCCGTTTAACACTGGCGGATTGCAGTTGAAAACCGGAATTTCCATTCAGACGTCAGAACCACGCAAAGGACACCCATTGCATCCAGATGTGGAGTTCCGAGCGCAAATGATGCAGGTATTCCTAGAGCAGAATGGGCGATTGCTCGGCCCTTCGATGCACGCCTGTTGGATGGTTGACGGCGCCGGTAAGGCATTCAGCCTGTCTAGTGCCGGAGAAAAGATTCTATTTACGGCTGTCGGCGCCGCGCAAACTGAAGCTACTGTTGCACAGCAGCAAGACTACATGACAATGGGGTACCCTGCCCTGCTGGCTATCTCGTTTTTGAACTGCCGTAACACGGTCGTCGTAGATCACCGACCGGACCAAAAGCTGTCCAAAGTGCATCAAAAACGGCACGGACGCCCTTTAACTACCTTCAAGACACTGGAAATTTCCCAAGTCAAAAAGCTTTTGAACGAGACGAAGGCGATGGGAGTTTTAGAGTTGAAGCACGCGCTGCACCTCTGCCGTGGCCATTTCAAGAATTACAACGAGAGGCCGTTATTTGGCAGGCATAAGGGGATGTTTTGGTGGGGGCCAACGATTCGAGGCACTGGGCCGAACGCGGTCATCAAGGATTACGCCGTGAAAGGCGGCGCATAATGGCACGCGCCCGTAACATCAAGCCGGGATTCTTCGAGTCCGACGACCCGGCAAAAGTCGGATACCCGCAGCGCCTACTGTGGATCGCCATGTGGACGCTGGCAGACAAAGAAGGCCGCCTGGAGTACCGCCCGACGCGACTCAAAAAGTACGCCTTCGGCTTCGATCCGGCGACCGTGGAAGACGTCGCGCAATGGGTTCACGACCTCCACGACGCCGGGCTGATCGTCCTTTATCCGGTCGGTTCTGTCGAGGTAATCCAGTGCGTAAACTTCCTGAAGCACCAGCGGCCGCATTATAAGGACCCGGAAAGCGAGTACCCGCCTCCATCAGGCCAAATCAATGATAGGCCAATGATAGAGCAAAATCCCAGGATTCCCCAGGATTTGCCTCTATCATACGTCAATGATAGGCCGATTCCCCAAAGTTCCCCAGGATTCCCCAGGATTCCCCAGGATTTGGGCCTATCATCGGCCAATGATACGTCAATGATAGACGATTTCCCCAAAGTTCCCCAGGATTTGCCTCTATCATTGGCCGATCATAGACGATTTCCCCAAAGTTCCCCAGGATTTGCCTCTATGATAGGGGGGTCTCCCGGTATGAATGTTGAATGTGGAATGTTGAATGTGGAAGGGGGAAGGGGGAATGGCGCGCTGACGCCCGCCCCGCCCCCGCCGCAGCAACTCCGCATCGACGACAACGGCCCCGAACCAGACGAGCTTTTCCAGACCGCGGCGAAGTTTGCATGTGAGCACTTGCCGGCTGGCGGCGATGTCGGGCTCACAGCTTCGGCCATGCGCAGCGAGTTCCAGAAGTCGGCCAGCTTCGAGGGCAACCCGGCGGGCTTCTGCTTGAGCTTCACCGCCAGCGTCCGCAAGTGGCGGGCGGCATACGACGCCAACCCGGATCTGCGGACGAAGCAGGCGCAATGGTGGACCCGCGACGGCACGTACTCGCAAGCACCGCCAGCCCCACGGGCGCCGCGGCGATTTGGGCCGGTGGACTTGAAAGCCGGGCTGGAGGTGGACGATGCCTTGTAATCGCGGCACAGCCACCGCCCAGCTCAACCGCATGTCGAATCTTCAGGGGTTTGGATTCATGGCGCCGGAGACGTTCACCTCGCTCATTGACGTGCTCGCCAGTCATTCCGACGATGCAACGCACGCTCGGGCGGCGGTGGATCTCATACTGGGCCGCAAATCGCTTCCAACGGGGCCGCAAGACATCGCGGACGCGCTGAACGAGGCGAAGCATGGGCAGCCGGTCAGCGAAGCGCCTAGGGCAAGCACAGGAGGGTGCGGGCGCGAGGTGCCTGGGCTCACGTATTGGGACTACGATCCCAACTCGCGCGGGCTTGAAAAGATCCACCACCCGGCACGATGCGCAGGTGGAGAAATCCGCGTCACGAAGTGGGTGCGAGTGCAGGGCATGGTGGACGAGCAGGGCAACCAGCTCAAGCAGCCGTACGAGTTCAGCGGGAAATGTCGCTGCGCTGGGGGCACGCTATGACACCCGAGCAATTGCAATTAATGGCGCTTATGCGCATGGAAATAAAGGATTTACAACGCCAGAATACGCTACTCCAGCGCTGTCTTGCGCAAGTATCGGCCGACCAAGCGGCGGTGTGGGAATTATTGCGCGTTCAAGGAGCGCTGAAAAAACATAAAACTTTCCGTTGACTTTGCGGAAAACTTCTTGTAGGATCTGAAATTGAGCATAGCTGTTTGCTTAACCTCCGACGGGGTTTGAACTGGCGGTAAACGTCGCCAGCCCTTACGGGCTCCCAATCGAGGAGATGCGCTTGGACACCTTGAAACTGGCCGGACCGACTGTGATTTGTGAAAACGCAAGCGGTAAGCGGCGTGCAATCAGCCTTGCAACCTTGCGCATCCTCAAAACCGCCGGCCGCGTGGCGCGGCTGATCCAGCGCCGCAAAGATAAAGCGGTAACGCGGGTGTTTTTGCTGGCTGAACCAAACGAGATCGCCACGCGGATAACGGCGCAAGCTACTGTGGTTAAGGTGCTTCCGAATACCTACACCCACCGCTCTTCGCTGATGGCTGGTCTGTGATGGAAGACGAAGTCGAGCGTTACGCGCAAAGCCTGATCGACGGCACTGACTACGCGAAGCAGAAGGACCATGAGGCACGTGTTCGCATGGTGGCGAAGTATTACGGCGTCAGCGTGAACGACATGCACTCTATCGAGAATGCTTTGATGCTTCCCATTCGTGGCTTGATTCAAGAGGCCGTCGCAAAAAATGCCGAGGAGATCGTAAGGGCGTTCGTTCGCTTATGCCAACCTCACCGCCCCGCTGGTGCTCCCGATGCCGAGAGGCCCACGCCGGCGCCTGCCCCCAACGGCAGCCGCGGATAGACCATAGGCCACACGCTACAGCGCGTGGGTATGACGGACGATGGCAGAAGATACGGGCGATCAAGCGGGCACGTGACCCGCTCTGCGAGTGGTGCAAGGAAGCAGGCCGCGTGGTACTAGCGGAACTAGTTGACCACTTCATCCCACTGGCAGCGGGTGGTACTCATGATAATGAGAACCTAGTATCAATGTGCAGACCGTGCCATGGGTTGAAGACGGAGCAGGATAAGCGGAAGTATCCGCAAGTGTATAAAAAGAATACAGTTTGAGGTGTATAATATTTATACGAAATGGCTATTAGGGTGGGGGTTGTATAAATCTTAGACACATTGAGGACTACAC